CGATTCATTTGCACCAGAGTCGCCTGCTGAGTGGAAGAAAAACCCCAACGAGTGGTTATCAAGCATAGATATAATGAATGTTATGAAACAGTATGAAAAGGCATATAAGTGCTTTGATTTTATTGGCCCAAGTCCGATTGATTTTGACACGAGGAAGTTATATGGCGAGTGCGTGTGGGACGAATTGTGCAATCTAAGTATTAGCCAGCAGCTTCAGAACGGGAAAACAAAGATTGGTATTATATTCAATACAGACCCTCACGACAAGCCCGGCCAACACTGGATTTCAATGTTTGTTAATATTAAAAAGAAGAAGATTTTCTTCTATGATAGCACCGGCGATAAGCCTATGCCGCAAATTATGGCATTGGTAGACCGATTAAAGAAGCAGGGCCTTGAGATGTCTCCCCCAATTAACTTTAAATTTGATAGCAATGAGGGAATTGAACATCAATATGGAAATACTGAGTGTGGCATATATTCTCTCTATTTTATTGTGCACATGCTTGAAGACAAGATGACAGGGCACTATTTAAAAACCCATGTTCTGAAGGACGAGTATATGAACAAGTTCAGACACATTTATTTTAACGATTCGCTATAAAAAATATATAAATACAACAATACGTAGTTATATATTAATGAATACTGCAGGCTTTTTGCACCAAGACAATATTTCAACATTGTGGGAAGTGATTAGCGATGAAGAAATTTTCAAATTTTTACCAAAAGATTCTCAATCCAAAATATCACAGGTTTTTTTGAACAATATACGTGGATTTTTTGAGACAGAAAAAACAAAAACGACTAATTTGGTTGACATGAATAAAAAGTACATCATGTTGATTCTGTCGCACATTAAGCAACACTTTGTCCCGCAAATGCCGAATAAGATAAAAATATCCGACGAGCCGACCCCAAAGGAATTAATCACATATGAAGAGATCCAAACGGACCGCCAATCGCAATTCGAAAAGGATTTAACCCGACGTCAGGATGAGTTTACCCGCACAATGACATTGGCTGCACCGCAGGCTCCAGACTTCACTGATAAACTGGAAGATAAACCCATAGAAGGGATGGACCGGCTTATCAAGGAGATGACCGCCAAAAGAAACTATGAGGTTGAACAGATTAACCGCAATTATACGTCAGACGTAAATCAAACGAGCAACTGGTTGAAACCGCAAGAAACATCCGTCAAAACTGATAAATTTCCCGCTCAGCCGGACACAACTTCGCGGTTTAAGTTCTTAAATACAGACGAACAACTTGGTAGTGGTGGCGACCAGGGAAAGAAAAATGTCACGTGGGGTGCAAACAATGAAATATCGGCAACTAATTTATCTTCAAATGATGATGAATTGGAGACCAATATTTTTAAAAAGCTGAAACGAGTCGGCCCAGAGCCGGCCACACAAAATAATATACAGCTATCATTGCGCGAAGATTCGCATGAAGACCGGCTCGCCAATATGGAGAGGCAAATTGCGGCATTAGCTGCTAAAATGGATATACTAATACAGTTACTAATGTCGGCTAAATGAGACCACCCAATTTTACAACTCTCTCTCCCTCCTCATTGATCTCATATGTTCCGACCTTTAGCGGCGCAATGGATCTATCAAGTTGTGCTCGCTTATAAATCTCCATATCGTAAAGGTCAAACGCACCCTTGTCGACCCTTCTATATATATATTCAACCCCATTAATCGTAATTGGTTTGCCAACCCACTCTTTTGCCATTTTGTTTGCATGCACAGTCGAGTCATTTTGTTGTTCGGCAAACCCGGGCACATAGGAAAACTTATCATTTGACGGGTCGCCGAAGTTTACGCACTTACCATTTGAGTAAATATAACAGTCAAACGATGACTCTTTAACCGCATCAGTAAGCTGAGCAGTCAATCCTGCCTTGATTTCCGAGATTTCAAACAGGTATTGGTCACTTGTAATTGGAAACTTGGGTATCGCCTTGCTCAAGTCCTTTCTTTTTAATTCAATCGCCTCATCTGACTTTAACTGCGATTCAGAGAATATCATAAGGTACACAAAAACTTCCACTGTTTGCAGAGCTGGCGGAAGGTCCTTGTGACTGCAAATACGTCGCGCACGGCCAATAACCTGTTCTGAGCGCACCGGATGCCAGTAGGGTTCCATAATGTGAACGAACCTGGTGTTTCGCAAGTTAATGCCTTCTGAACCAGACGATGTAATCATGAAGACCTTGATAACCTCGCCCATATTATTGTTATGGTATTTCGCTTTTAATACACTACCAATACTTTCCGGAATTTGACCCCATTCGCCATTATAAATGTGTCGCAATATTTCCTTTTCTTCGCTGCTTTCAGTTCCGGTATATAATGCATAAGTTGGCTTCCCTGCATCTACATCGGGCATGTCAATTTCCCACACATTTAGTGGTGTCTTTTTAATCCGGAATCTGGCGAACCCATTCTTTTCAAGCACCATGCTAAAAATACCAATTCCTTCAGCAGTTCTGAATTGACTATACACCAGGTGTAAGCCTTGATTGTCTTCGTCTTGAATATTTTCTAACATGTGCAGGAATTTTGGGCTATAAGTTTGAAGCGCCTCGGGCGTCAAAAAGTCGTCGGCGTGTTCCTTGATATTTTTCATTGCGGCCTCAAGGCGTTCTTTGTAGGTAACGCCGCCGACAGCTTCAAGAATCTCATCGCCTTCAATTTCGCCCTGTCGCTCGTCCTCGACGTCTTGCGTCGCTTCAACCCGAGCGCCCTCGGTAATTATACGCGCCATATCGCTTGCTTCGCCTTCTTTGCCCTCTTTGCCCTCTTCCTCGCCCTCCTTTTTTCTCTTATTAAAAGGAACAGGCCTATCAGGCATTATAAAATTGCAGAATAAACGGGAGAATATGCGATATGTAGACGCCTTTTCCTCAAACAAATCAGCTGTATCGGATGGGACCTTCTTCTTCTTTTCATATTCTCTCTCCTCCTTACGAGCACCCTCGTAGATGCGAAATTGTGTGTCGCTCATCGGTATTCTGATTATGTGATAATCAACGCCGAGTTGCTTACTATACCGGGGGAGCAATCCCTCCTGTGCGCTTCTAAAATAGGAGGACAAGCCTATGATTCTTCGCTTCAATGCGTCCACGTTTTTCAGTTTCTTGTCGCTGTCATTAATGTAGTTATTCAAGAATGTTGTTAAGTCATCTGGGAGCGCCTTTTTATTAACGACTCGGACTCCTTGCGGGACAACATCAATGTCATTTCGCTTTAAAATACTGATAATTTTTCTCTCAAAGTCGTCGTCGGATGTGAACTCGGTGTCCATCACAGCATCGCCGATTTCATCCTTCTTGACATTAGTTACTCCCTGATATCCAGTGCCCTTTTTAACCTTATTTTTAAATCCAAACGGGTTTCGTGTAATAGTTAGTGTTTTGCTTGAGGGTGAGTAGTCCAAATAGTCAAGCGACTTCTCTCCAAGTAACATGTTGTTAAGTGCCTGTTTATCAATCTTATTGGCAGTTTTAATAACCAGAGGTATTTTCCATGTTTTGATGTAACCGCGCAAAATATTGAACATAATGGCAAACTCATTTGGATAATTGATAACCGGAGTGCCTGATAATAATACGATGCGGGCGTTTTTTGCTCTCAACAACATGTAATACAGCTTGCTGGCCAAATTGAGTGGTGTGTGTTCGCCGAAGAGATTGTCTTCTTCTACGACTCCTTCTTTTTCCCCTTCCTTCGCCGCATCCTTCCTTTTTCGCTTCTCTTCTTCCGGCACGTCCTTTTCCCGTTTAAGCTTATTCACGATTCGACTGATTAAATTGTGTGCTTCGTCAATAATTACAACCGCGTCATCAAATATATTCCGCGTGAAATTAGAAGTCATCTCGGCCAGGCGTCGCGAACGCAAGCCGTTATAATTAATAAACTGATATTTCTGTTTTATCATCTCATTCAACTGGGCTTCAAGGATTTTCCTTTTAACATCGTCAAGTGTATGATAGTTTGAACTTTCTTTCACATTTACGAAGAACGCGCCGCCGTTTTTAATAATGAAATCTTCTGGTAAATTTAACAGCGCGGAAATTGTTTTTTGTAATGGCAAATTATTATTCGTGTTGATCCACTCCCAGAATTGATTTCTCTTGTAAAGGAAGTCGCCGCATTTTTTCAGCTCTTCAACATAATTCGCACGCAATGATGCAGGTGTCAGAATAATGATGCGCTTTGCGCTTTTCATACCCTCCGCTATTGCAATAGATGTACATGTTTTTCCCGAACCAAGGCCGTGGTACAAAAGCAGGCCGCGATAAGGAGTGTAAAGGTTCATATAGTCGCGGACAATCTTCTGATGGGTTAATAGAGAGAAATCAGTTCCGGTTTGACCAATGAAATCACATGAAATCGCGTCCTTATTTTCGGCGAGCTCCTTGCGATATGGTTCAAAGAGAGAGTTGATAAAGTTAACGAAAATCTCACGATTATTCATATAGTAGCTTGATGCCTTGATTAATACAGGTGGCGATGGGCGCGGCAAGCGGTCGGCGAGTGAGGTTTCTCCTATTTCAACAAGCGTTTCTGGACCTAATATAGCGACCCCCTTTTCAATCTTATTCGTAATTCGTGTCCTCTTTTTAGGTGCGGCAATTTTAATAACAATCTCTTCTTCATCATATGCATCTGGTTTTGGCTTCAATACAAGCGCGGCCTCGTCTTCATTTGGAGCGGGCGGATTAACGGCTTCAAGGTCCTCATCACCATCCTCTTCAATGATGAGCCGCTTTTTAGTCTCCAATTTTTTTACCTTCTTGGCAGTAGCAGGCATCGGGATAGCCGTTCTCTCTTCAGAATCCTTCACTACTCGTTTTACCGTTACAGAAAGCTTTTTATTTTCTGCCAGCTTCTTGAAAAGGTCGTCGCGGTTAAAGCCCAATTGAGTTTCATCTACAATTATAGGGGCCGCCCTTGTTTCATCCTGTGGATTCGCATTCGCGGGTTTTTGTAGTTTCTTAGTCCCTTTTATAATAACAGCAACTCGTTCTCTATCTACAACATTAGGTTTTACCATTAACTTTTCTTTTAATTTGGCTAAAGGATTCATTGCTTATATAATTTGAATATATAAATTTTTATTATTTAACAAATGGAAAATAATAAATCAGTTATATCTGCGGTTAGGCGTAGCTGCATAGAGCGCACATGGTTATATAATATAAGACACCGATTACTTCCACTGCTTTTTCAATTCTGGGGGGACCTTGTTGTATTCTATAAGAAGTTTTTTTATCCTATCCCAACCAGCATAATCGGCCGCGTCAGAGGCAGGGATTACCAGGTCTGGGCGAGCAAGCAACATCTTTAGTAGGTTCACGCTTATACCGTAACGTCTGGCCCCAAGTGCGTTGTTGGAGTCGCGCGCAAGATGCCAGAAGAATGAAAATGTTTCTGGATCACCACGAAAGTATGTTGCGCGTACATTTGGGTCAAACTTTGGGTTGGTTATAATCCCTACAGTCTTGTCATATTTGTAATCCCAATTCTCTCCTCCTTCTCCAGACGGGCCAAAGTATCGGAATATCTCCATGCTATTAAATGGCAATATTTCGGTGCATGTTGACGCAATGTCTGTACGGCACACCGGACACGTTTTGCCGCCGCGTTGCGCGCCGCACCACCCAATTAAACAATCCTCGTGGAAGGTATGCGGACGCGGATGGCATTTAGTCGTAATAGTAGGCCTTAGAGATAGAAGCTCAAGGCAGATTGGGCAGGTATCATTTATGTACTCTTCGGCGCTTACAGATTTCTTGCTTGATGACTTTGATTTACTCTTGCTTTTGCTTGATGACTTTGACTTTGATTTACTTTTGCTTGCTGACTTTAAACTCGCTGGTCTGGAAAAAATTCTTGATTCACTCGCATGACGAGTCATTTCAAGCCCTTTGGACGATGAGCTATCGCCACCACGGCGCATCTTACGAGTCATCCTCTTTTTTGAACGAAACGGCTTAACCATTTATATAATAATAATAATAATATAATAATAATATTATTATTTGACCCCACGAAAAAACTAGACAAGTCCTTTAAATTACGCATGCTACACGTTTTGACCAAAAGACCATTGTCTGGTATTCCGGATAAACCGGCTGCGTGTATTCTTCGTCCTAAATAGTAATTGGGTGGCAGTAAACGCGTAGTCTGGTATAATGTTTGGACATTTTTACATCCACAGCTTTTTCAACTTTGGCGGGACTTTCTTGTATTCTATAAGAAGTTTACGAACTCTGTTATCACCCGCAAAATCGGCGGCGTCAGAGGCAGGGATTACCAGGTCTGGGCGAGCAAGCAACATCTTTAGTAGCTCCCAGTTATCGTCGCGCGCAAGGTGCCAGAATAATGAAAATTCCCCCATCGAATCATGGTATGAAGCGCGTACATTTGGGTTAAATTCTGGATTGGCTATCAATCGGGCGGCCGTTTCATTATTGACAGCGCGATGCGGCGACCATCTATCCTCAATGTATCGGAATATTTCCATAGCATTTAATGATCCTATAGCGTCGCAGGTGCCTTTAATCTCGGTGCGGCAGACCGGACATGTTTTATTGCCACGTTGCGCACTGCACCACCCACTTAAGCATTCCTCGTGGAAAGTATGCGGATGCTTGCAGTTAGTGGTAACAATAGGGCCTGTGGATAGAAGATCAAAGCAGATAGGGCATGTGTCAATCACGTCCTCTTCCGCACTCTTGCTCTTACTCTTGCTTGCAGACTTACTCTTGCTCTTGCTTGCAGACTTACTCTTAGACTTACTCTTACTCTTACTCTTACTCTTACTCTTACTCTTGCTCTTAGCACTCGTCGGTCTTGAAAAAAGTCTCGCTTCACTTGTGTGCGCTTCCAACGACGAACTACTCCCTCCGCGTCGGGCCTTACGAGTTAATCGACTTCTTGAATGGAATTGTTTGGCCATTTATATATATTAATATATTACTAAAAAATTATTAT